AACTTATGTTAAGGGCTCAGTAGAAGAGAAATGGGTAAGAGAAAGTCAAAAGAATTTTAATGTTAAATATGTAAATAGTTATGATGAACTTAAAGAAACAATTGAAGAAGCCAGAAGTGGCATTAAGCGAACTAGGACTAAAACTGAGATTAATCCAGTTGGAGTATCCAAACTTGGTTACGGCAGAAGAACTATCTGATAAAATAGCAGAAGAATTTGAAGTAAACTGTACTCCCCAATTAGTAGAAGACTATTGGAGGCTACATATTCATTTTGGAGATGTAGAAAAACAAAGTAGGGAGGTGGAATATGGAGTTAGTTATTGATTTTAAGTTGTTAAGAGAAAATAACTTAACACCTGATACCTACTGCCTACTTATGTCTATCTTACTTAAAGAGCCTTATGAATTTATATCAGGAGACTCTTTAAGAATTACTCTTAATTATTTAGAAAGAGAAGGTTGGTGTAAAGTTACTGAGGAAGAAGTGATACTAAGGCAGAAGTTCTTGAAACTTGTAGATGCAACTGATACTTCTCCAGGTAATGTAGAATCTTGGATTGATGAATGGCGGGAATTATTCCCTAAAGGAGTTAAGTCAGGTGGAAGACCTGTTAGAGGAGATAAACAGGGAGTATTGAAAAAGATGAAAGGATTCTGTAAAAAGTATCCTAATTATAAGAAAAAAGATATAATAGATGCTACAAAGCTGTATGTTTTTGAAAAGAGTAGAGATAGGTATAACTATATGCAATGTGCAGACTACTTTATTGACAAGAACAATACTTCTTTATTAGCATCTTTTATTGAAGACTTGGAAGGGAAAGAAAACCCGTTAGAATTAATAACCAAAGGAGGCGGAAGTGCTTTCCATAAAGAGATATAAATGAAAAAAACAAAATCAATTGCTAGTACAGTACAGAGAAACTTAGAAAGGTTACATACAATAAGGGAAAGTGTAGAAAATAATCTATACCCAAGTATGGCTACTATTAGAAAAGATGTTGGAGGGTCTTCTAGATTCTACCACCACTTAAAGCATAGTAATATACTTATTAAAGTTAATGGTAACTATATATGGAATGATAAAATCCCTGTATCAAATACATTAGCAACTACTTTAAGTAAGCAAGTTAGAGCAGATCATGATAAGCGTTTAGAAGCAAATAAGGAACCTATAGTTAAGACACTTAAGGAAGATCCTACTAGACGTACTTCTCATGTAGTAAGAACTGCTACCAAATCAGATAAGCCTACTAAAGAATCTCGTAGAGAGTTTTCTTTAATGTGGGGATTAATTAAATTTAATTATTAAACATGACTAAATTAAATAAAGCAGAAATAGATGCACTTACAGCTAGATTACATCTACTAATTTCAACACAATTACGTGATGAGGATAAGGCAGTATACGCAAAATTTACATCATTATTTTATAAAACTAAAGAAGGTAAAGTGCTTAAAAAGGCACGTACTCTTTTCCCTGATTTACCAGTAAATAGTATACTATTAAAGGAGACTAAGGCAATGGGGTATGTACCTCTTAAACTTAGTATCTACCAGAGGGAAATTAGAAATGAAATAGTATTACTTAATTCTGAGAAAATAGGTATGACTCAAATCATTAATTTAGTAGCTAAGAAGTATAAAGTAATTATAAAAGAATAGATGAGTACATTTGAAAGAGCCTTAGCTCAAGTAGAAAGAGGTAGAAATGGAGACAATGTCGGAATTCCTATCCCTTTTGATAGGCTAAGGAGGTATTTACCTAATATTCAGCAATCTACCTATTATCTAATAGGTGCTGGTACTAAGGTGGGTAAAACTTCTCTTGCAGATGATATATTCTTTTATGGTGCTTATGACCACTATAAGACTCTTAAAGATAAAGATGAATTGGATGGATTTGAGTTAGATATAGACTATTTCTCTTATGAAATAGATAAACAAACTAAAATCATTAAAGGTATAGGTAGGAAACTGTGGCATGACTACGGTATTATTGCAGATGCTAATACAATTTTATCAAGAGGAGAGAATTATTGTGAGGATGAATTATATAGATTAGTAGTAGGATATAGAGAGTATTTTGATGAGATGGAGGACGTAGTCACTATCCATGACATGCCTGATAATCCTACAGGAATCTTTAAATATATTAACAGTAAAGCAGCACAACATGGTACTATTCATACCAAGAATATAAATAAAGACCCTGAAGGTACACCTGTCATGAGATTTGACAGATATGAAATCAATAATCCTAAAAGATATTGGTTAGGCATGGTGGACCATATTGCTTTGGCAATGGAAGAAAGGAGTTTTAGTACTAAACAAACTATTGATAAGTTATCTCAGTATATGGTAGGCTTCCGTAATAACTACGGGATGAGTCCTGTAATTATACAGCAGTTAGCTTTTGATAGTGAATCTGATGAAAGACATAAAACAGGTAGGTTAACTCCTACACTTAAAGATTTTGGAGATAGTAAGTATACTACCAGGGATGCTAATGTTATTATGACATTATTTAGTCCTTATAGATACAAACTAGAGCAATTTCAAGGGTATAATGTTGCAGCATTAGGTAACAGTTTTAGAAGCTTAGAAATTCTTGAGAATAGAGATGGAGAACCTAATGTAAATTTAGGTTTAAATTTTATTGGGCCTTGTGGTACTTTTAGAGAACTACCAATGTCCAGTGAAATGAATACAGCAAGAAATGAGTATGCAGCAAGGCTGGAAAATATAAAATCTAAATACAAGAAAGATGATTCTGGTAATTGGATAATAAGAGCATAACCCTTAAAGGGACTACGGTGATTGTCTTGGAGAAGACTACTTAAGGTAAACAGTTTATCTAAACTATAAACAACTAAGCTGTAGTCCCTGCCTTAAGGAAATAGAAATTATTAAATATATATATATGAGCAAAGGAGTGGTATTACCAACAGGTAAACACAAAGTGACAAGGGAAGACCCCAAAGTGATGGTTATTTATGGACCACCAAAAGTTGGGAAGACAACATTATTAAGTTTATTACCAAATAACTTAATATTGGATTTAGAGAGAGGATCAGAATATGTAGAAGCAATGTCTATGTGTATTATAGGATGGATGCCTCCAGTAGGAGAAACCAAAGCCTCTATAGATGCTAGAATGGCTACTGTAGATAGTAATGGAGATGAAAAACCTTCAGAATACTATATTACAGAAGTTGGACAAGGTATTATGAAAGCAGGTAGACCTTATGATTTTATTACTGTAGATACAGTAACAGAATTAGAAGACATGGTAATGCCTATGGCAGTAGCAATGTATAAATCTTCTCCTATGGGAGGAAATTATGATGGTACTAATGTTAAAGAATTACCTAGAGGTGCAGGTTATTATTATTTAAGAGAAGCATTTAAAGAAGCAATTGAGAAATTGAAGAAACTTGCTAATAATATAATTTTAGTAGGTCATGTAAAAGATACTTTCATAGATAAGAAAGGAAAAGAAGTAGCAGCTAAAGATTTAGATCTTACAGGTAAAATTAAATTTACTGTATGTGCTAATGCAGATGCTATAGGTTTCTTACATAGAGGGCCAGATTCAGAAATTCTGATAAACTTTAAAAGCAATGATGAAATAATGTGTGGAGCTAGATGCAAACACTTAAAAGGTGCTGAAATTAAAGTAGCAGAATACGATGAAGAAACAGAAGAATTAGTTAACGTAAAATGGGAATTAATATACCCATCATTAAAAAAGTAAAATATGTCAGAAGAGAGAACAGGGCCTGTAACAATTAGTTTGTCAGGTGTATTAGCAGATTTAGAGAATGGTATTACTAGAAAAGAAGGAGATAAAGGGTATAATCCTGAATTAGGCTCTATTCAAGAAAAGTATAGTATTACTAAATCAGATGTAGATGAATTATTTAAACATCCTGCATTAAAAGGTAAGAAAGTAAAAACACCTAAAAAGGTATCATTTGTCATTGTAGATGATAGAGAAGTTGCCTATGGTTCACCAAGTAAAGCTGGAGAAGCTAGACTTGCAAAGAATATTGCTGAAACACCTGAAGCAGAAGTAGAAACAGATGGTGAGATGCTTAATGCAGATGAATCACCTGTTATTAATACAGAAGAAAATAATGATAGTATTGAGGCTACTATCCAACAAGTAGAAGAATCAACAGTTGATTCTCAATTTTAATAAATAAAAAAGTAAATATGAGTTACGGATCAAAAACAGACAGTGAAGGAAATGCTTTAAGAGCAGAAGGAAACATCCCAGTAATAACTGGAGAAAGAGTAGAAGGGAATGAGTTTGTTTCTTTGGAAATGGCCAAAGATAAGGACGGTAATCTAATGGAGAATAGATCAGTATTAACTATTAAGCAGTCAAATGGGGCTACTTTTAGAGTTATGTTCTTTGATTCA